TTGAGTCCCGTAGCCATTGCGGACTCCCATGGGATATTCTTTCGCTGCAATAAAGCGTGCCAACCAAGAGCACCAATCCCAATGCTACGCTCCCTAGAAGCAGAGAACTTAGCCCTATGAATACTAGAAGGAGCAGTGTCGATAAAGTATTGAAGAACGTTATCAAGCATTTCTGCAACATCTTTAAGGAATAAGCTATCATCTTTCCAATCATCAAAATACTCCAAGTTTAATGAAGATAAACAACAAACTGCTGTTCGCTCTTCGTTAGTAGGTAAAATAATCTCTGAACAAAGATTTGACTGATGTACTTTTAAACCTTTATCCTTTAACCATTGAGGCAATTGTCTATTTGATTCGTCAATAAAATGAAGATATGGTTCTCCAGTTTGCATACGTAGTTCTAATAGTTTTTGCCATAATTCTTTTGCAGATACCTTTTCAGTTACGATACCTGAATGTGGATCTTTAAGTTCCCATGTATCATCAGCTTCAACATCTAACATACAACGTTCGATGATCTCCATGAATGCATCAGGAATATTAACTCCATGGTGTAAGTTCAAGCAACGCATGTTTTGGTCGCCGGTTGGCTTACGCATTTCTAAGAACATTAAAATATCAGGATGACTAATGTCAAGATAAGCGGCATAAGAACCGCGACGAGTACGACCTTGACGATAAGCCAAAGAAGAAGCATCATACATTTTAAGATGAGGCATAACGCCGGTAGACTTATCATCAGCGCTACGAATCCCAAAACCAATCCCAACGCCACCTCCCAACATCGATAGCCAGTTTGTTTCACTTAAATTCTCCACCAACCCTTCGGCTGTATCTTCAATAAAGTTTAAAAAACATGATATTGGTAAACCTCGTTTGGATCTACCAAATGATAAAATAGGAGTTGCATATGATAACCAATGCTTGCTACTATAATCATATAATCTTTGTGCGTGAAATTTATCTGATGCGAAATGACTTGATACAAAAGCAAATCTTTCTTGAGGACTTTGCTCTTCTTCTGTCATATAGGATTCTCGTAATCTGATCAAACCTAGTTCGTCAAATAGAGAATCGCGAGAATAGTCTACCTTAATTCCATGAATTAATTCATTCATTCAATTCCACCTTATTCTAAAAAATCTGTTAATGTAGCGCCAGCACAAACACCGCTTGCTTGTTGGGTATTTACCCTGGCAATCTTTCTTTTTGAGATCAAATGAGGATTTGCTTTGAGCCAACAGTAAACTCCATATTGGCAAAGACCTACCTCAGTACCATACACTTTCATGTTGTGCTGGTCATGGTCAAATACTTTCAAATCTCCAACATGATAATTATGAAAGAACGGATGAATATTTATTCTTTCAAATAATCTTTCTTGGTTATCTCTTAACCAAACTACCATGTCAGCATAAGGGAACTTCTTACCAGTCCACTTATCAAATATATGTTCTAATGACTCTCTGGCACCAGGACCTGGAGCACAGAATGATTCATCATGATGGAACTTAAGGTATGGGTTTACTGAGTTCGAAGTAGCACAGTGATACCCATAATATTCTCCAATTCCAGGTTTGGAAGTAAGAATATCATACATTCCTTTTAGAGAACCTGCATTCTCTATAATATTATCTATAGTACCATCGGTAGTCCAACTGGCGATCCATTCTATGATATCCGAGAGAGAAGCCTGCCTGTTAGGATCGTTATACTTAATCCTACAATAGTTTCTAGCCGCGGTTTGAATGGAGGTATGTAGTTCGGTTGTACCGTAGAACTTCTGCTTTTGTTGCCTACCTATATCTATATATCTTTTTATTTCGCTCAGATACTCATTATCTCCACTTGCTATACGTTGAAAATCAACATGCGCTTTCTTAACATCTGGTTCTCCGGTAACCAAAGAATGGATACCTCGAGCTCCATAAAAGTGGGATATGATCGTATTACCGATCTTGTTAGGCATAGATAACGTAGGTACGGTAACAATATTCTCTATGATATACCTCATTCGGTCATCCTGTAGAATATTGAAACCGAAGTACTCGACGTCGGCATTTAAGGCTGGATCTACCTTGTCATCATTGACATATTCGTCTCTCAGCCCAAACTGCCATTCGGTTCGTTCATTAACTTTTACAAGAAAATGTTCGAAGTCCTTGAATTTATCTATGTTAAGATACTTCTCATACATGACGCATATTTTCCTTATACGTCAAGTCATGATCTAGATGAACTATATTTATCCATGGACAAAGCTTCTTTATCTCTGCGATCTGAATAGGATCATCTTCAAAATGAATTTGAACATCATTCCCATCAGCTTTAAGTTTATTAAGAATATTTGCCTTATGAACGCCTGATCCTTCTCTAGTCTTCTGATCGAACTTTAATGGATTAAAGAAAACAGGATTATTAATACCTGCTTCACGAAGCATCTGTCTAGTTTCAGGCTCTTCTTCAAAAGATCTACCTGTAATGATAACATCATCAGGACCTGGTCTAACTCCGATCAAGCCCTTACGAATATAGATAACACCATCAATATCAAATGTATTCATTATGAGTAATCATTCTTTCCTTTTTGGAATGTATAAGGAAGATTCTTAGCTTTTGGCTTGTTAGCTTTAAGTTGTGGTTCTGTCATAGGTGTTACGATACGACGAGATAAAGCATCACATTCAAATTTAGCATCTTCCATCTTCATTTGTAGAGGAGGAGTCTTTTGTGTAATATGACTTGCACCACGTAAGAAACCAACGATACCTAATTCAGAAGCAACTTTACAGAATCTAATTGCAGAGATAACAACTGAACCTGAGTTTGGAGAATCTTGTACAGATAATCTTGCAGTTAACTCATAACGAGCACCAGCAAAACCATAAGCAACGATATCCAAGTTGGCGATCTTATTATCTGAACCTACATAATTACCACCTGGTTTTTGTAAAACAGTTAATGAAGGACCAGCATATAATGTCATACCATCTATTGATTCGTTACGAACGATATTCTGACCTTTCAATACGTTTTCTTTAGAGATATGTTTAGATTCTAATCGATATTCCTTAGCCATATTCAAGAAGTCTGTATTTGCTGTACGACCAGTTCTAATAGTCTCTTGACCTTGTGTAGTACCTGCAGCCATGTTCATTTGAATATGTTGTGTAACCATTAAACCAGAATCTAACATCGCAGCTTGTAGAACTTCAGATAATCTTGAAGCACCAAAACCTGATCTCATATCAGAACCAACGATAGTTAAACCTGCATCAATAAATCGTTGTTCAACTTCTTGAGCTTCTTCAGTTGCAATGAATGTAGGAATACAATTAACAAAATGACAACCTGCTTTAATTGCTGCATCAATATAGAATTTAGATGCTTCATGAGAACCGACAGGTAGATAATTAATAACAACGTCAACTTTATGGTATTGTAATAATTGAACTACTCGATCGAATGATTCTGCAGGAATAGCTCCAGTTCTGAATGAAACTTCTTCTGGATATTCTAACATATGTGGAGCGATACCATCAAGTTCTGGACCAGAATATACTATTGCATCTGGATGTACACATGCATCTGTGATAGCAAATACATGATCCATAGCGCAATTAGGTTTTGCTCTTAATGCATCTTTTAATGAATGATTTACTTTACGAATATCTACATCGAAACCGCAAACGAATTCAATATCGTTAACAGAATATCCACCGATGTCTGGATACATTAGACCTACTTTATCGTCTGGGTTTTCAATATAGTACTGAATACCTTCAACGAGAGATTTGGCGCAAGAACCTACGCCTACAATTGCTACTTTAATTTTTGACATTATAGTCTCCTTTATATCAGTTTATTTGAAGGTCAAATTTGGCTTGGTTTCCCAAGAGTAGGACCTTATTCAAAAAATGATTCCAATGATGATTGTGTTTCTATTACATTTGTTTCGTTCTTCCAATAGTTCCATCGATGAAACTTTGGAGCCAAGTGAACCGACTTGGGTCTTTCCATATGTGTCTGCATAAAAGCTAATGGAGATACTGTATACCATTCCATAGGCCATTCATAGACATTCCAATCATTACGACTGCACATCTCAATAATCTTAGATTTCATATAATCCATGATCTGAGTTCTTTCTTGTTGAGTACCATAGAATGGAGTACCTTCAAAATATCCAGTCTTTGGTAATCTACGAGATTCATCTTCGATAGGTAGAGGGCAAACAACCTCTACATTTTCTATATTTAAATCTTTAAGTTGTTTCTCATATTCAGTAATAAGTTCATCTACTGCAGTTTTAGGATTCGATTCTCTCATCAGGTGATGTCGAATATCGATGTTCCCATAATAAGTGGTGATATTATTTATAGTGCCCGGATCAATACCATGATCAATTATTTCTTTTTTAATTGTTTTCTTTAGCACGCCACGAAGAGTTCTTGCATCCTTACGAATAACATTATACCCTCTTTGGTATACAGAGAAAGCATGACTATCACCAATAACTAATCCATCTGATTCTAATGGATGTGTAATAGAAGTAATAGTTTTGCATTTGGCTGATACAGCATCCCAATTAACATTGCGCCAATAGTCATCACAAGCTTTTAATCTACCTTTACATAGTTCACCATAATCAGGCATATCTATATCAAGAGAGATTAGTTTAGTTTTAGTAGTAATAAGTCTTTCATAGAACTTGGCTGACTCTTCTGTAGCTCCACCAAATAGATTCAATGAACCTTGAAATTCCATACCATGATAGAGGAATACTGTACTATAGTCATCCCATGATTCTCCATGAAGTACTTTTACTTTTTGTTCAAGAGCATCTGATAATTGACAAGCTCTCATGTAAGCCCATCCAGCTTTATGAGAATATTCTGAATTAGTTAACTTACCACCAATAAAATCTATTGCTAACATTTTTTCCACTCAGTAAATTTAAGTTTAGCCTCCATTCCGGAGAATGTATTGGTATTTATGGTTTCTAAAATTTGAGATATTGTTTTACCTGACATAATCATTTCATTAATATCTTTTTCTTTAATAGTATCTGGCCATAGACATACTGAATAATCTTCATTAATAAGTTTCTCAATATACTTACAGATCTCTTTAGATCTTGGTTCATTATCCATAACTAATGTTGCATTGGTTTTAATACCTTGAGTAAATGGAGTATCGAATCCTGCTCCACCAATAGCAACTGAATTAGGTAAGAATATAGAATCAATCGGACCTTCTACAACATAGACACGTTTAGAATAATCTAATCGATCAGCTCCAAATACTTTCTCTTCTTTGTCATCTAATCTGATAGTAATATATTTAGGTTGCTCATTACCAAAAGCTCTACCTTGATACATGAAACATTTACCATGATTATTAAAGAATGGAATAACTAATCTTGGAGTATCATTTTCTAGATTAGTAAACTGATACTTAATTCCGTTACTCCATGTTTTAAACTTAGGAGCAAAATAGAGTAGATCCCATTTATCAGCAGGAATCTTACGTTTAATAATATATTGTTTTGCTGGATGCTCTAGATCTAGAGTATCGATTCTTTGTAACTTATCCAATATAGAATCATAAAGAATAGGTTCTGGATTGACCTCAATACTGGTATCCTCGATCTTTACATGATCGTTATGTTTTGAGGTATTTTCTTTATATCTCTCAAGAACGTACTCGTTGTAGAGTAGTGGATCTAAGTGTTTGATTAGATTACCAATATTC